ATCTGCTTCTGCAATTTGAGCTTCATATCTTGCGGCCAGTGCTGTTAAAATTGCATCTTTCATTAACACTTCCACCTTCGTCTTGCTTGTCTAATTCTAGAATTAGGATCATTTCTTGTTTTAGCTGATGAGTTTTTTAATTGTCCAGCTGATCTTGCACAATACGACTTACGTCTATTTGCAGATTTAGATCCAGGTTTAACTTTACCTGTAACTGCAGTTTTTAATTTAGATCCAGGGTTAGCGGCTCGATATGCCCTAACACCTTTAGCAGTCATTCCAGCACCTGATTTAGTAGGTCTATAATTAGCTCCGGGACCTTTTGTAGTCTTACGGATTGTCATTACTTTTTCTTTGCTGTCTTCGCTGCTCTTTTAAAGTTAGCTGCAGTAGGAGCACCTTTACTTCCAGGTTTTCTCATTTTTTCTTTACTGCCTTCCTTGATACGCTTACGCTTCGCGTGAATATTCGCGTAAAGTCCGGGTTTAGCCATTTAATATTTCTCCACAGTCACTACATAAAATAAATGTTTTAGTAGATCTTTCTTTGTTAATACATTTACATCTTTTGCCAAAAATTTTATCTATTATTTTTTGCCAAATTTTTTTCATTATCTTACTTTGCCACCTTTTTTCATAAAGCCCATTTTATGTCTAACTTTTTTAGGTAGTTTTCCTAATGATTTCTTTTTTTCTTTTGGAACTGGTTTTAATTTTTTCATTATGAGTTTTTACCGTAAGCCCTTCCTTTTCCTTTTTTAGCCATTCCACAACCTTTAACTTTTCCGCCGTGTCCGTAGCTTTGAACTTTTCCGCCTTTTTTCATTCCCATATTTAATTCAGACATTACTCTGTCTTTTTCAGCTCTTCTGTTTTTATTCATCTTTTCAGAATCAATTCTACCCATTTCTTCTAAAAGATTCATTCTTCCTGTATTTGGCATTATTTTTTTCCTCCGTGTTGTTTAAATATTTGTGTACCCTTTATACCATAGATGCTCGCCACGACAAGTATCCATAAATTTGTGAACCATTTCGGAAGCTCTGAAAACATCTCGAAAAACAGTTTTACCTTGTCCATCGCTGTCGGATCATCCGATACGACTGCCCAGGCCAAAATTGCTATGGGCAAACTTAAAATTATCAAAACTGCCTCGTCCTTCCAGTCTGACTGACGAGCCTCTAATAATTTTCCCTGGTAAGCTTCCTTACCTTCGGCCATACGAGATGCATGCATAAGCTGTGCATCTGACATAGCTATCTTAGTTCTCTGCTTGTTAGCATAAATTTTACTGCCAGCAGAAACGGCTAATTTAATTGCCGAAAACCACATGTTAGTACCACTTAGCCTTAACAGGTTTTTTATCAGCTCTCATTGCTTTTGTTCCTCTAACAGTTACTGTTTGAGTTTCAAAAGGATTTGTAGCTTCAATAGTTTTTCCACCAGTTTGGTAACCATCGGGACCACAACCAAGTTCTTTTTCGATCTTGACGTCGTCATTCATAAAAGTTGAGCCTTTTTTCCAATCTTTGTCCATAATGTTTCTCCTTAATAATATTATAGTTAATTTTTTTTAAAATTTCTACCAAAATCGTGAATTTTACTTTGGTCAGACATTGTTTGTTTTGCAAGTGAAACTCCAGCACGCAGTTCAGCTAATTCTTCATTTTGTTCTAGCTTTTCATCTTGGTTTTGGTCGTTCATCATTGCTTTCATAGTGTCTAAATCAAGTCTTGCGTCATTATTAGCTGTTCTATCTTGATCTGCTTTAGCTTTTAAGTCTAATTCTCTAGATTTTAATTTAAGTAATGGATCACCACCTACTTCAGAGCTAATTTTATCTTCTTCTTTAGCATATTCAATAGTCATTTCAGCAATTAACACTGCTTTTCTAGCTTCCATTTCAGAAGTTAGTTGTTTAACACGTTGCTGCATTTGCATCGCTTGTGGATTTTGCATCATTGGCCCCATTTGCTGCATTTGCTGTTGTATCATTTGCATTTCTTTTATTTCTTCAATGTATTCTAATTGAATTTGTTCTTGTGCCATTAAACTAATGTGCTCTAGTATATTTTTTTGTAATGACATCATTGCCATTGGATTATTTTGTACCATAGAGATAGACATAAAACCTAAATGCGCATCAATGTGAGCTTTATGGTCTTGTCCTGGAAAAGCTTGAAAAGGTTTACCACTAATTGCCATAATATGTTCTAAACTTGGGTCCATTGGTTGTGGTGGTTGTGGTGGTGGCAAAATTGCGTTTATATTTTTTACACCAAACGCTTCATACATAGATCTGTAGGCTTGATACATATTATGCATTTTAGGATTTGATTGAGCTAATTGTAATTGTGCTTGAGCCATAGAAATTCTTTGTGTTTGAGAATAAATGTTGGGATCTGCAACTGGTAAAATATCTATTCTGTCATCAAAGTCTTGAACTTTGATTTCTCTTGACGCACCGGGTACATCATATGGATAAACCGGTGGTAGGTAAGTTTTAAATACTTCTGATAATAATTTAAATTCTGATTTTAGACCAACGTATAGTCTTTTGTGGATCGCTGACATTACACGTGAGCCACGCTCTAATAATGCAACTGTAGTTCCTACAGCAGCTCCTTGGTTCATATCTCCAACTTGCGCATCTGCAATACTTGCAAATCTTTGAGCAGAACTTACACATACACCCATTAATTGTAAAAGAGTTGCATCTGGTCCTTTAAAAGGTAGTTGCATAAACTGATCTCTAATATTTCCACCAGGTACATCTACATCTCTAAATTCTCCAGGCTGTAATGGCTGTGCATCATCTCTCATTCTAACACCTCTAGTTTTAAAACCAGCAGGTAAGTTAGCTAAAGTTCCAGCATCTAATAATTGTCTTAGTGCAACTGTTGCAGTACGAGACAACCCACCAATCATATGAATTAAACCTAAACCATAAAAACCCATTCCTGGTAAAAATTTGTAATGTACAAAATAATCTTTTTTCTTTTTTAATGGATCTTCTGCTGTGTAGTTTCTTCTAATAGATAAAATATCATTAGTAGATTCATTGATAGTTACAATGTAAGGTAGTTTAATTCCTGTTTCTTCACCTTCTTGATCCATGTCTTCGTAACCTTCTAGATCTAAGTTGACATGCATTTCTAAAACTGTGTACATGTCTTCTGAAGTATTAGCTTTAATACCTTCAAGCTCTAATTCTTTTTCTTTAATTTTATCTTCTTTTAATTGTGCTTCACCTAATTCTACTTCTCTATAAAATCCAGAATACATTTGTTTTCTTAAATCGTTTTCCGACATTTTAACCATGTGAATAATTGCTTCCGCATCTTCTAATGAGGTAGCAGAATACGGAACAACTATATCTTCCGCCGGTATAAATTTACTTACTGCTCTACCAAGTAAATCATCATAATAGATTTTTTTAAAAGTAGAACCACTTAGTGGTAAGTAAAATAACATTTGATCAAACTCTGGTTCGTATTCTTTCATTTGATCCATTATTTGATAATTCATAAAATCTTTAACACGTTTAGATTGCTCTTCTTTAGCAACATCTACTGCTCCCATAATTTGAGTTCTAACCGGGCCGTCTGCAGGTAATAATTCTTTATAAGCTTGTGCTTGAAATTGTGTAACTGCTTCGGCTAATACTGGGTGAGTAACTGAACTAGCTCCTCTAAAAGGTTCTGTTCTATTTACATATTTAAATCCTAAAAGACTTAAACCTTCTCTATAACTTTCTTCCCAGTCGCCTCTAGTTTCTTTGTATGAATTATATTGGTCCATTAGTTCTGAAGCTAATGGATCTAAAACTTTATCTTCTAAATATTCTGCTAAATTTGCATCATGTTGTTCACCACCTTCTGGACTTACTGCAGATGGATCAAAATTAACTGTTGCACCTCCATCTTCATCTAATTGTACTTCTGTGTCTCCTGAAGTATCTGTAACTGCTTCCATAGCATCTACTATTTCTTCTTTTTCAGGAATTTCAACTTCAGTCGCAGTATTGGGTAATGATTTGTCTATTTCAGCCATATGCTATTCTATACCTTCTCAGTTATTGATTCAACACCTTCTTCGATAGTAGTATTATCAGGTGTTTCTTTTACTGTCAAACTGTCAATTACTTCATTAAGCATTTGAGGATCATAAGTAGTTTCATATTCAGTATCAGCTGCAAACTGTCGTATATCTGCTTGAGTTGCAATTGGATCGTCGGGCGTTGGATCTGAATATTGATTTGGAACTACAACTAGTCTTCCAATAATTGGATTAAATTTTATTTCTTTCATTTTTCTACACCTACCTTATCGCTTTTGCGACTCTGCCGCCTTTAGCGCCATGAAATCTTCCACCAAAGTTAGAACCTCTAGAAGACGAATAAGAACCTGATGATTTACTGCCGGATGATTTACTGCCAGATGAACTTTGTTGACCTCTTCCTCTATCTTGATTGTCTTGAGCTTTTTCTTTGCTTATAGTTGAAGTGTGAGTTCCATATTGATTTGATCTACCTGAGTAGTCATAAGCTCTACCTTCACTAGCTGCTTTTTTAGCGGCAGCTGTAGCGTCTCTTTTTGCAATATCTTCTTGTCGTTTTTTCTCTGCTGCATCTATTCTAGCTTGTATTTCTCTAGTCTCTTTTCTATTTTGTGTTGCAGCAGCTTGTTTTTTAATTTCTTTTTGTACTTGTTTATTTTTAAAATAATCAAATCCTGTAGTAATAGCTTTTGTACCTAAGAACGAAGGTATATTAGCAAATCCTAAAGTTTGAAGTGCTTTGTTAATTGAAAAGTTTGTACCTATTGTTTTTAAATCTGAAAGACTAAAGTTTGCAGCCTTTTCTAATAAACCTTCTAGTATTCCTTCAGCAGCTTTTTTCTCTTCAAAAGAAGGAGTGTACTTACCACCAAACGGATCTTCTACATCTGGATCTTGAGCAAGTCCAATACTTGGAGGTGCATTTAATATTCCTGATGGATTTGTTAAATCTGGTGCGGTAGTAACTTTAAAGTCACCTATGTTACTTGGTTTAGAAAGATCTTCAATTGATATTGATCCATCTATAGTTGTAGATGGACCTGCAATGTCTCTCATGTTTGGTCTATCTATTGTTGTAATACCACCTTTTGGTGTTGAAGTTATTTGACCTCTGTTTCTGTCTGTAATTCCTCCAACTAATCCTTGTTCTTCAGAAACTATTCTTGAATCGTTTGTAATATTTGCTCTGTCAATAAAATTTTCATTAACAGCTATTTCATTTCCAGCAATATCTCTCATGTTAGGTTTACCAAATCCTGTAATTCCTAATTCTTCAGAAACTATTCTTGGATCGTTTGTAATATTTGCTCTGTCAATTATATCTTCATTAACAGGTAATTCAGTTCCTGCAATATCTAACATGTTAGGTTTGTCTGATGAAATTATTTCTTTTAGTACAGAAGTTGTAGGAGTTATCTGACCTCTCATGCTTTCTTGACCAGATAAGTCATTCATTGCTGTTATTTCTTCTAACGTTAAATTTCCTTTATCTGCATTTGCAGCAGCAATACCTTCATCTATTAATTTATTTCTAGTTTTTTTAGTAATAGTTGTACCAGCTCCACCGTCTCCGCCACCATTACCGCCGTTATTGCCTCCTGGTGGTGGAGTTCCTGGAGGTGGTGTAGTTCCTGGAGGTGGTGTAGTTCCTGGAGGTGTATATAAATTTAATGATAATAGTTTATCTGCAATATCTTGATCAGTATAACCATATGAGTTCATAGAATTATAAATAGCCAATGCTTCACCTGTTAAAGGCGAACCGCCCATAAACAATCCTTGTCGTTTAGGTTGCATTAAAGAACCTACGCCGCCACCTTGTGCAAAATCCATAGGTAGTTCTGAATCCATTTCTTCTTTTTCTTTTTCTAATTCTTTTTCTGCCATATATCTTCTAAGCAGTGTAATAGGGCTTAAAGTAAAACCTTCTGATAATCCAAATAAATTTTCTGTTAATGGAGTGTCTCTTTCAAAAATATCTTGTACAGTAAGAATTTCTTCTCCTTCACCTGCATAACCTCCAGGTGCATTTACTAAACCACGTCGAGGTTGCATCATAGAATTTATGCCGCCACCTTGTGCAAATCTTTGAATTGCAATCATCAGGCCACCGTCTTTGTAACCTTCAGCCATAGCTTGTTTTACAGCTTCACCAAATGTAAAGCCTTCTTCATCCATAAGTCTTTCGACTTCTTTGCTAATGTCTGATTGTTTATATTCTTCGTCCATTAATAATACGTTCTGTTGTGTGGTATTGAAACTTCATCTTGCTCATCTTCTGGATGGCCAACGAATCCTCCTTGTCGGAATCTCATTACCGCTTGTGTCATACTATCCACCAAATCATCATGATCTCCATAAGGAAATGCTGCACACTCTTCAATCACCTCTTCTGCGAACTTTTCGTCCGGCGCCCAAATTTGGCCACTCTCGAAGAGAGGGGACACAGCGTTAACTCTAGCATGTTTATCGTTACCTTTGCTAGGTGTGTAATTTATAACAGGTATACCCATTTTTCGCAACTCATAAGTTAGTGGTAATCCAGAAGCCTTAGCCTCCACGATCACCGATTCGGGTTTCCAATAATCATACTGTTCTTTAGCTAGTTTACGTAGTTCTGGAAACTCTAGTCTTTCTTTTATTGCATCGAGTAAAATTAAGTTTGGAGCGGCGTCATCGGATTCATGGAATACACCCCAAGTAGTAATAGCAGAGTAATCTGCCGTTTCTTTTTTTAAAAATGCAGTATCATAGGATTGTATAACATGCTCTAGTTTTGGAATATAATCACGCTCCCACTTACGCCACCATTCTCTTTTAATTAATGAGCCTTCTTCACTAGTTGGATTTTGCATCCACTGCGCGTTCCACTTACCTAAAGATAGTGAAGCTTTAACAGATTCTAATTCTGCAAGTTTCCAATACTCTGGCCATACAGGTTTATTACTTGGTAGGATTGCAGGAAATTCTATAATTTCCCATTGATCAGATTTTAAACCTTTTTGATTTTTTAATAGCATCCCTGTTAGATCTTTCATATTCCATCTTGTCATTACAACTACAATAGTTCCGCCTGGCTGCAGACGCTGACGTGGACCTGATGTGTACCATTCATAAGCACGTTCCATGCTTGACATGTTTAATGCATCTTGCTCAGAGTGCGGGTCATCAATAATAAGTAAATCCGCTCCACGGCCCGTGATTGCAGATCCAACACCCGCTGCATAATATTCACCGCCCTGTTCAGTTTCCCACTTACCAGCCGCTTGACTATCCTCTCTTAGTCTAGTTTGAAATACTTGTTTGTACTCCTCGGAATCCATAAGAGTCTTAGCCTTACGTCCAAAGCGGATCGCGAGTTCGGTTGTGTGAGTTGATTGGATAATTTTTAAATTCGGTCGACGGCCCACCATCCATGCAGGAAGAAGAAAAGATGCAAACTCAGATTTTGTGTGCCGAGGTGGCATATTTATAATTAGTCTTTTTATTTTACCATTTGCAATATCATTAAATTTTGAAGCAATTTCTTTGTGGTGCCTACCTTCAATAAATTCAGGCCATACGTGTTTGACAAAAGTTAAGAAATCATCGTGGACCTTGGATTTGGTTTTTTTCTCAGAGAGCTTTAGTGCAAGTTTTAAAAATTGTTTTTTAACGTCAGGAGGTAATCTGTTTAGTTTGTCTTCATCCATAAAAAATTTTGTAATATTTTTTTGTAATATTTTTTTAACACCCTTTTATTCTCATTTTGATTTTATACCATGTCTATGTCTAAATCCAACCTTATATACTAAATTATTTAGAGACTCCTACGCAAAAGGGGTGGTGGGGGGTTTGTTTTTATAGATACATGCAAACCGGTAGGGACCCCTCTGGGGTGGGCCCGCCCGCAAACAGGAATAAGGCACGCGCACCGCGATTGGGGTGGGCCCGCCCGCGCACAGGAATATGTGCGAGCTATGCAGTTATTGCATGGGATAATGTGGGATAGTGTATGTTGTTAGTGCATACGTTCTAAGGTTGCATTATGTCCGCCTTCCGTTGTTGATAATCTTCCCACGCATCCTGCTCATTAACACTATTACAATCAATACAAATTCGCGCTTCATAATTTGCCCACTCATCCTGCTTTGTAAAGCTATGGCAATCCTTGCAAGTGTTATCATTAGTTGTTAAATCTAATTGTAATTGTTTTGTCATTCTCACTCCTTTATTTGTTATGGGACAATCTAACATGGATTGTCCCATAATGTCAACTATTAATTTATAGTTTCATCTATTGGTGGAAGTGCCTTAACTTCCTTGCTCCAGCTCAATCCATCCTTTTTAAGATTGTTTTGAAGTTTATCTTTTAAACTGTCCGGGCTTCCTGCTTCCATTATTTCTTTATAGGAAACCTTTTTATTATCTTCCAGCATTTTTAAGATCTTGCCTTCTTTAGTTTTATTGATCTGCTGTCTTGCATATTCCCCGGCCCAGTCTCTTATTTGCTCCCAGCAATCCTCGGGCGTGATCCTATTTCCATAACTAGATAAACCAAAGTCTTTTTCTTTAAACTTATAGTTAATATCTTTTTTGGCTTGTTTGGTTTTATTAAAGAACCTGGCGGCTTTACTCATTTTACTTTTAACAGTATCGATGGCCAGTTGTAGCTCTTCAATTATAGGCGTTGCCCCTATCTCATCTGCCAGATTTTTTTCTGCAACCTCAATCGCTTCTGCTTCAAGTGCTTTGATCTTTAATTCTGCGGCTTGAATTAAAGGGTTATATGTTTCATTTAGCTCGGAAACAAAGTGATCCCGTTGCCATTTTTGCATTAGTGGTTTTGTCATTCTCACTCCTATTGTTTATTTATATTATGGGAATTTATATCAATATAATTAAAAGCTGTCAAATCTTTTATTTATTTATTTTTTCTCTTTTGGGGTGGGCCCGCCCGCGAACAGGAATATGGTAGGTACTAACCACCATCCCCAGCCACCGGCCAAGGGTAGCATATAATCCCATAACAGTCAAGAAGTTTATTTTTATTTATTTAATTTAATTAGTTGATCATATGGGAATATATGTTATCTTTAATTATATCCCGTTTGCTGGTATCCGGATTAAAAAACTCAAACCAGCACAAACAAACCAAGGAGCAAAAAAATGAGTACAACCGAAACAATGAAAGAACTAGTTGAAACTTGCAAACTATTAAAAACGTTTGTAGATTTACAATCTTCTAGAATAGATATACTTGAAGAGTATAAAAAAAAATCAGATAAAATATTTTCTAGATATCAAATGACCGCGGACAGCGTTGAAGGGGTCCCGTTCCCTGAAGTGGAGGCAAAATAATAATGTCAATATTAGAAACAATTATAATTTTTGAAATCATGTATTTTATACAATACATGATTACGTCATGAAAATTAAAGAAGCAAAAAATATTACTGGTTCGTTAACCCGGACCAGTAAAATGCCCGGACTATCCTATAGCCTGCCGGCTTGGGAATGCAAAACCGGCAGCAAGCTCCGAAAAATTAAAGGCAGTGTTTGCGCTAGTTGTTATGCGCTCAAGGGAAATTATACAAGATACCCAGCAATTAAAGACGCGCAATATGTAAGACTCGAAGCGCTCAAGGATCAGCGCTGGATCGCGGCCATGGTGGCGCAAATCATAAGACAAAAATATTTTAGGTGGCATGATGCCGGAGATATCCAGGACCCTGTCCACCTTCAAAAAATCTTTAGAGTGTGCGAGCTTACACCTGAGACAAAACACTGGATGCCAACGCGCGAGGCGCAATTCTTAAAAGATATAGACCCGGCAACAGTTCCAAAAAATTTAATAATTCGTATGTCTTCTCACATGGTGGACCAGGGGCCAGTCAATTTTTGGCCTTGGACGTCGACCGTGACAAGCGGGCAGGTTTCGACCTGTCCGGCTCCCAAGCAGGGCGGCCAGTGTAAAGATTGCCGGGCTTGCTGGGATAGGTCGACAGCTAACGTCTGTTATGGTAAACACTAAAAATGGACTGGAAACATCCCACTTATTACAAAGCGCTAGAAAAGCAGCGAAAAGAATTTGAAGCGAGCGAGCGAGCACAAGCCGACAAGCGTGCGAGCGAGCGAGCCAGCAAGCGTAAGGTCACGAGCGGTTCGCGAGCAAGCAAGAAATAATATGACCCCAATCGTCCTGGGCCACAGGCGGGACTTCACGAAT